ATTAATGACAAAATTAGTAATAGCTTTATGTTTATTTTTAAATGGTCAACTTGTTGAGCATAGAGTACAAGAATCAATGGGTACTTGTCTTAAAATGAAGAGAGAAGCCAGTAGAAATATGAATATGAATAATAAACAATTGATGTGTGGTGAAGTAGAAGCTATTATTTCAATTAATGTTGACGGAAGCGAAAGTATTGATAAGATCATCATAGAATCAAAATAATGAACCTTTCTCGTAATTTTAATCTACAAGAATTAATCAAATCGGATACAGCAATCCGTCAGGGTATAAATAACAACCCTAGTTCAGGTCAAATAGAAAAATTAAAAGCACTCTGTGAAAATATTTTACAACCCGTCCGAGACCATTTTGGTAGGGTCAAAGTCACTAGCGGATTCCGAAGCGTAGATTTATGTATAGCTATTGGTAGCTCGGCTAATTCACAGCATGCAAAAGCTGAGGCCGCTGATTTTGAATGTGTTGGAGTTGATAATGCTGAGGTTGCTGATTGGATTAAAATGAATCTTGAGACAGATCAATTGATTCTCGAGTACTACACTCCTGGCGAACCCAATTCGGGATGGATACATTGTAGTTGGATTCCAGAAGGAAGACGTGAGCAATTTATGCATGCATATAAATCAGAAGGTAAAACTAAATATAAACCAATAATAGGAAAGGCAAAAGATTTAGTATAATGGCAATAACAAGAGCACAGATGGCTAGACAATTAGAACCTGGTCTAGGATCATCAGATAAGAAAAAATTAGACAAAGCAATCGCAAAAACACATGGAAAAGTCTATAAAGAAAAAAAATCCAATAAAAAGAATCCTCTCGCTAGGACATTTACTGTTTAGACCAAGAGTGGTACAATCTAAGAAGTTGTACAACAGAAAGAGGCTTAAACAGCATGACAAAGCTATGTGCTAGAGGCAAAGCGGCCGCAAAAAGAAAATTTAAAGTTTATCCGTCAGCGTATGCTAATGCATATGCGTCTAAAATTTGTGCGGGTAAAATAAAAGATCCTTCAGGTACAAAAAGAAAAGATTGGGGACCTCAAAAGGCAAGTACAGGTAAATACTTTGACGAACAAAAAACAAACGTTAAAGGTAAAAGTAAAACAGGGCCTATGCCAGGCGGTAAGATGCCAGAGATCCCTGGAGAAGAATATTTAAAATACAAAAAATATAAAAAGAATAAAGTTGTATCTGCATATCAAGGTAAATTTATTAAACATGACTCAGGTGATATAGAATTATCTAATGAAAGTCTTGTAAGTTATTATGGTGATCTTTTAAAATGAGCCGTGGATCGTGTTGGAAGGGCTATAAGCAAGCAGGCATGAAAAAAAAGGGAAACCGTATGGTTCCCAATTGTGTACCAGCTATGAGTACAGGTGGGCTCAAGAAATGGTTTGACGAAAAATGGGTTGATATTGGATCACCTAAAAAAGGCGGAGGATACAAAGAATGTGGAAGAAAATCTGCAAGTGGATCAAAAAGAAAGTACCCCAAATGCGTTCCTGCTGCAAAAGCAGCCCGAATGACAGACTCAGAAAAGCGTTCTGCTGTTGTGAGAAAAAGAAGTAAATCTCAAGGAGTAGGTGGTAAACCTACAAATGTAAGCACCTATGCATCTAAAGGGACGTTTACTAAATTATATTATGGTGGTATGATAGATACATAATGGATGAAGCAACTGAATATAAAGCTTACTTAAAAGCATTAAAAGAAGCAACGGATTCTGTCAAAGGTGACAAACAGGATAAAGCTGCAAAAGCTGCAGCTAAAAATAAAATAATCAATCTATCTTGCGGTGGTATGGGTATCGCTGTCAAAGGTGGTAAATTTGAGGGAGTAAAATAATTATGAAGATGCAAAAGAAAATGTCAGGTGGTATGTCTGCTGGTGGTGGACACAAAAACTATAAAATGACTGGACAAGTGGGTCAAGCTAAATATGGTAAAATGATGAAAGCTAAAACAGGTAAACTTGTTGGCGGACAAAAAAACTTACCAGACGGTTTAAAGAAAGCAATCTTAGCATAAGGATGCAATGGCTACATCAGGAACTACAAGTTTTAATATCACAATCGATGAGGTTATAGAAGAAGCTTACGAAAGATGTGGCTTACGAACTAACTCAGGGCATGATATCAAATCTGCTAGAAGAAGTTTAAATCTTTTATTTTCTGAATGGGGCAACAGAGGTATCAACCTTTGGAAAGTTAAATCTGAAACTACAACACTTATTAATGGACAAGTAACTTACGACACACCTAGTGATTGTAATGATGTGCTTGAAGCTGTTGTTACTACTACAGGTGGTAACCAACAAACATTAACAAAAGTATCTAGATCGGAATACATTGCAATACCTGATAAGACTATAACAGGAACACCTTCACAGTATTATGTTGATAGACAAATTAATCCAACTATAAGTTTATATCTGGCGCCTGATACGAGCGCCGTGGTTAATATATTCTATTACTATCTTGCAAGAATCGAAGACGCAGGGGCATACACTAATACATCAGATATGCCATTTAGATTTTTTCCTTGTATGGTATCTGGATTAGCATTTTATCTATCACAAAAAGTTGCACCTGATAGATTACAAGCATTAAAATTATTATATGAAGATGAATTAAAAAGAGCATTAGAAGAAGATGGACAGAGAACTTCTGTTTATATCACTCCTAATGTTTATTACCCACAAGGATCATAATGGCTTACGCAAAAGGTAAACGTTCTCAATCGATATCAGATAGATCAGGACAAGCTTTTCCATATTTAGAAATGGTAAAAGAATGGAATGGTTCATGGGTACATACATCTGAATTTGAAGCTAAACAACCACAACTAGATCCAAAACCACATATGGCGGATCCTCAAGCGTTATGGAATGCTAGACCTCAAAGAGCAGCCCCGGTTACAGTTTATTTAGACCCACAATATTGGCCTGGTCAATTTACTTCAAATGGTATGCAGCCATCTATAGATCCTTTGGAAGAAAATAACAAGAGACAGTTGGGAGTAAGAATAGGGAGTGTTACAATAACTACATAATGACATACGCAGAATTATTACAAAAGGTTAGAGATTATACAGAAGTTGATTCAACTGTTTTAACAGACACTATTGTTCAAGGAATGATAAGAGATGCTGAGCTTCGTATATTTAGAGAAGTGGACGCTGATTACACAAGAGAATATGCAACAGCTAATTTAAATATTGGTTCACCTTATTTAGATTTACCAAGTGCTGCTACAACAACAGCTACAAGAACATCTATTATTGTTAGATCTATGCTTGTTTTTGATTCAACACAAACACCTACTACTAAAGAATATTTAGATAAAAGAGATACAAGTTTTATTTTTGAATATAATAGTACAGGAGAAACAGGGGTTCCTAAATTTTATGCTAATTGGAAAGAAACTACTATTATTATGGCTCCAGCACCAGATGCTCAATATAAGGTTCAGCTAAGCTATATATACTCCCCAGAGGCTTTATCGGCTACAAATACGACAACTTACTTATCGGATAATGTTTCAGATCTATTATTCTACGCAACAATGGTACAAGCATATGAATTTTTAAAAGGACCCATGGATATGTACAAAATCTATTCAGACAAGTATAATGGAGCTATACAAAGTTTTGCGTTAGAGCAAATGGGTAGAAGACGTAGAGATGAGTATATGGATGGAGTGCCAAGGATAAAAGTTCCTTCACCTTCACCAAATAATTAAAGATTTTAATAAGGAGAAAATAACATGGCAATATCACAAGCAGTAGCTAACTCATTTAAAAAAGAAATTCTTGAGGGAATTCATGATTTAGAGAGTGGCGGAGACACATTTCAATTAGCACTATACACATCAGTAGCAACTTTAAGTTCTGCAACAACTTCATACACAACATCAAGTGAAGTAGCAGCATCTGGAGAATACGCAGCAGGTGGTGGAGTACTACAATCACAACAAGTTTCATTAGCAACAGGCGGAGTCGCAATTGTTGATTTTGCAGACCTATCTTTCACAGGAGTAACACTTACTGCGAGAGGTGCTTTAATTTATAATACAACTGAAGCAAAAAAAGCAGTTTGTGTTTTAGATTTTGGTGCAGACAAAACTGCAACTTCAGGAACTTTTACAATTCAATTTCCACAATTTACTAGTTCGTCAGCTATATTAAGAATCGCATAATTTAACAGGAGGGCCTGATGGCAGATATTACAGTACAGGTATCGTCAGCAGGTCTTACTGCATTTGGAGCTAATGCTTACGGCGCTAGTGCTTACGGTGGAGACACAAGTCCTTCTATTCAAATACAATCTGTAAATGCATACAACCTTTCTGGTTGGGGTGGTATTACTTATGGTTATGCTCAATGGGGTAACCTAAATGATGTAAGTATTCAACTTACAGGTCTAACAACTTTACAAACA